TTGACTTTATAGTTACCCTTCAGACCTAACTGAATCAGTCGTCTGTCTGCGATGTACCTGATATATTGCTTAACTTCTTCTTGACTGAGTCCTTCAAGATCTCCCATCTCATACGCAAGTTCAATAACTTTGTCTTCAAGAGAGACTGCATCTCTGACCATTTGGTAGATATCTGATTTAAATTCATTTGTCACAATCCTTGGGTGTTCTTCACAAAAAGTTCTGAATAGTTTAGTCATGCCCTCACAGTGCATCGTCTCATCACGAATACTCCACTCAACAATCTCACACATGCCTCGCATCTTGCCGAAGCGTTGGTAGTTGAGGAGCATTACAAAAGCTGAGAATAAACTCATGCCTTCATTAATTACAGAACGTGCTACTGCCTTCGCCAGTCCCGATTGTGAGTTCACATCAATGTCAGCCATGAACTCAATCTTGTCAGCCATCTGCTGATACTCTAAGAACGCTGAGAACTCTTCTTCTGGCAATCCTAATGTGTCATTGAGTAAAGCGTAAGAACGCTGATGCACAAATTCACGATTAGCAAAGCTAGTAAGCATAGCCCGAATTTCGTTATTCTTAAATTTAGGTATGTAAGACTCCAAGTAGTTTGTTCCAACTTGGACATCCGACTGCGTAAAGAGTCTAAGGATCTGCGTAATATGGTTTCTTTCGACATCGGTCAGCTTCCCATTGTTCCACTGTGCTACGTCATCTTGTAGCTTAGCTTCCCATTCACCCCAGTGTACTTTCTCGTGTGAAATGGCCTTCTCCACAGCCCATGGATATTGAAATGGCTTGTATGTTTTTGATTCTTCTAGCAATGGCATTGCACCACACTCCAAATTATTAAAGTAAAAAAAGCCCACAGCAAGGTGGGCAACCGGGGGTAGTTATATTCAGCGGCGAAGATTAGTCAACTACTTTTCATTGCGAAGTTGATTAACTTGTAACATTAAATCTTTAACTTGTTGTTCTAATTCAGTAATTCTATCTGCGGCTTTTTGAGCTAGCGCATCTGGCACTACTTTAGTCTGCCATCCGTTGTCTGTTTCTTCTACCATTTCAAGTGCTTGCGAATCACGCAGTGCTTTGAGTAGATCAAACTCTTCATCAAAATCAATACTCATTATCTATGTCCTATAGGTTCTACTTCATCGCCCATAACAAACACACATCCTATCGGTGCCTCATCGCACATCGGATATGAATAACAACCTATGTGTGGATCAGTATAATTGTGCTTATCCCAGAACTTCTGGAATTCTTTCTCCCCCTTTAATTCAATCATTCTTTCTTCAATGTCGTGTAGCACATCTTGTAAAAATAATCTTATGTATTGAGGCTTTCTTGCTTTGTCTAATAGTATGGGCCTTTGCGGATCATCATGACGACACGAAAAATAATTATGTTCGTTTTCTTTATCCAGAAAATCCATGCGGATCTCACTTAGGTACAACCAGTCTTCCGCTAGTTGATCAAAAGATAATTTGTCATCTGGACCATCATAAAACTTTATCATGCTTTTTCTCCAGTTCTAACTGAATCAGTCTGCTTTCTATCTTAGCTATCTTCCTAGATTTGTTCTTGACCGAAGCCTTGAGTAGCTTCATCCAAAGCTTGAGCAATTTCTGCTCCACGTGTTGTGCTGTCATCAAATACTCCGTTGTTAATGCACTGTTCAAATGTATTCCATAGCTCATCAAAGCGCATCTCAGCGAAGATCTCTAAGCCAAGAAGGGCATTCATTATCTGATCCTCATCCATGCGCTCAGCGGACGTATAGAGAGCTTTAATGTCATCCGATGTACGCCACGCTCTCATAATTGCTTCTTCCAAATCAAAACGATCTACTGGCTTTCCTCTGTCATTCATGTGTATGCCTTTAATCTTCATCGTGATCCTCGTATCCATCGTGTTCATCATCGTAGCACCCATGCATCTGGGTGAAGAACTGATCTAATCCTGAGTAGCACATAGCACACAAAGCTACGGGCAGTACACCTAAGTACCCATCAATGCCACCCTCAAGTTCAATGTCGAACTCGCAGTGACAGATGGAGCATACAAGTTCGTTGTAGCTCCTATCCTTGTCTGAAGGCACGTGCTCTATTGGTCCTATTGCTATTTGTAATTGTTTCTTTCTTGCCATCTGCTATCCCTGACAAGAGATGCATTCCTCTGCATCTTCAGAGGCAAAGTCTTTTAATGCATCACGCTCAACTGATGCACCAACTTTGTCAGCACTTACACCGGCATTGGTACGTAAGTAATACAATCCTTTGAGGCCATCTTTCCACGCCTTGATATGTACGGAGTTGACGTATGGCTTCGGACTGCCCGCAGGAAAAAATAAATTAACGCTTTGTCCTTGACAGATGAATTCCTGACGCTTGGCCGAATGTTCCACAACCCACGCTTGGTCAAGTTCAAACGCAGTACGAAAGACCTTGAGTTCTTGCTCACTGAGGAATTCCAAATGCTGTACTGAGCCTTCGTTCGCAATGATACTTTTCCACGTAGCCTCTGTATTTTCACCATGCTCCTCCAGAACTTTCTCTAATGCTTTGTTCTTAACCAGATGCGCACCTGCACGTGTTCTGTGCGTGTACGCATTCGACTTGATAGGTTCAATAGACGCTGAGCACCCACATATGATAGACGAGTTAGCATTCGGAGCAATCGCAAGTAGGTGAGCATTACGTCGCCCTGTGCCTGCCATATCCGGTGCTTCACCTCTTTCTTTAGCGAGTTCATGTGTAGACTCCAACGCATCTTCTTTGATCTTCTTGAACATCTGGTAGTTCTCACTAGCCGCTTGCCAAGATTCCCATGCAATGCCCTTGTTCTGCAGGTAGCCATGGAAGCCCATCGCACCTAGGCCGATGGACCGTTCCATGTATGCACTGAACTTAGCCTTCTCTAGCTCTTCGGGCGCATGTCTGATAAAGAATTTAAGCACGTTGTCCAAGAGTCTGACCAAGTCTTGAACCATTCTTGTATCTCTCCACTCGTCATAGGTTTCAAGGTTGACTGAGGAGAGACAGCAGACGGCTGTACGTTCTTCGCTTGTTGCGAGATGTATCTCGTTACATAGGTTAGACCCTCTAATTGATAATCCAATAGTTTTTTGAGTGTCTGGTAATGAGCGGTTGGCTGTGTCGATAAAGTTGAGGTAAGGGCTACCAGTTCTGAAGCGAGCTTCAAGTATTCTTTGCCACAATTCTCTAGCTTGGATTGTACTTCGGATAGCTCCTGAGTGTGGACATCTAAGTTCCCAGATTTCTCCATTTTTTACTGCCTCCATAAAAGCATCTGTAATGTTAACTGCATTAAATAAATTAAAGCACTTACGATTTGCGTCCCCTCCAGTAGGGACTTTAAAGTTTACGAACTCGATGATCTCTGGATGTGATACATCAAGGTATGCGGCATAAGATCCTTTGCGGGTCTTGCCTTGTTTGTAGGCTGTCATCTGTGAATCAACAACCTTCATGAAAGGTATGACTCCCGGAGCCTTGTCGCTGACTGGGCGTACATCGGACCAGTGTCCTCCGACACCACCTCCCTTTACACTAAGCCAAGCAACTTCTGCGTTATGCTCAATGAGACTATCGAGAGTGTCATCCACGTAAGTAAGAAAGCAAGATATTGGTAATCCGATTGGCTTACTTTCGGGCATAGGCGCATTACTAAGTACTGGGCTGGCAAACATAAACCAACGATTAGAAGCATAATCATAAATCCGCTGAGCAAAGTCATAGTCACCCTCGCAATAAGCGACAGCCGCACGTGCGAATGACATCTGAGGAGAGACTTCACTCTCCAACATGTAGTAGTCACGCAGTAACGATGTCGCTTGGTCAGTTAATTGATTGTCTCTTTCAAGATCAATCTCAATACCTAAATATTTCACCAGTTTGTTCCTTCACACTTCTTTGCGTTCTTGATCCAACGATGAGCATACCAAACTGCTTTCTCCATGTTCTTAATCGCATCACCCTTTGTCCACAAACGATGGCCTGTGTATTTTAGGATGTTACCTTGACAATACATACAAGCATGGTACGGGCCGAGTACATCTTCGATGTATACAATTGTTTCGATTTCACCTTGATTATAATGTAGTGGGCTGTTGACATCATCGTACATCTCATCATCCACCATATCCTCAATCAAGGAATTGACATCGTCAGTTAAATGCTCCCGAATATCTTTTAAGCTCATCAAGCACTCCCGTGTGTCTTCGTATTAAAATTTAGATTAATTACTTTACCATCTTCACTGCGTGTAAACGATGGTACTGGAGCATCTTCAATGAACTGATCAATCAATTCTTGATAGTTACTTAAAAAATAATCACGGATGTATTCCATCAATTCTGGATCACGTTCCATTAAGGTGAGTGTTGAAGCCATCATACCGCAAACACTTCGGATTTGATTCAACTGATCGGTATCTAAATCATCATGAACATCTTCTTCCATGTGTGCCGTTACTGTTCCTGCCCACTCTCCCTGTTCATTGAACTCAGGTTCAAGAACAATTGCAAATTGTGAACACGTATTCTCTTGATCTTCGGACATATATAACTACCTTTCTATTTTATCTAATGGAAATTCAATAAACTCTTTGGGCATCAGCTTAGCAGATTTTTTTATTTCTTCAACCCACTCATGGGGGACATCCTTGTCCGCATACATGAATCCATTCTTGGTGCACCAGTCACCGTAGCTTGACTTAGCTCCCTTACGAAGCTTTGCCTTACTATTTGTAAATACAAAACGAATGTCTAAATACGGGTGTTGCTTCTTAATCGCTAGATGTTTCATCCTGTCCTCTGGCGTAAACCTTCCTTTGGTTTCAATAATGATTCCATTCGGAAGCAAGAAGTCTGGAGTGTACTTCCTGTACTTCAGATCTTCCCACTCGATTTTAAGACACTCATATTTTGCATTACACTTTCGTTCCTTCAATGAATCCAATACTTTGTTTTCAAGTCCGGAACGATAGCCATGCCGAAGAGCATCAATCCTTGTCTTGCTCTTTCGTGGTTTCTTTATACTCATCAGCTATCTCTACATATGCAACGATAGGCGGTTCTTTCGCCTGCGATGCAAGTGAGGGTAGCTCTTTCAATGAGGGCCAGCACTTGTATCTATACTTACACCAACCGCATTCCTCACCGAGGATTTTATTTCCGGTTGGCTTCTTACGGAATGTTTCTTCAACAGGTTCAAAGCAACGCTTGAATTGATTACTCTCTAAGCTGTCAGCTTTTTTTGCAACTGAATCAATGATGTCATCGACTTCAACTTTCATATCCCACGCTGAGATATATTTGAATTCACCATTTGCTTTGTTAATTACCCACCATCCGCCGGGGTCAACGCCCAATGCTTTGGCATAGCCAGCAAGCTGACCGATGTAGCCGAATGAGTCATGGTCTTTTAGAGTCGCGTAGTCTTTGAACTTGTTCTTGAATGACCACGGAGATGCAGACTTAATATCATCTACCTTTCTGTCCATGATCAAGTCATGTGTACCATCAATCTTGTGTCTACCTGCGGTGAGAGTAGACTTGAATCCGTCACTGAAATCTACACCAGCTTCGGTAAGTACACCCTTAAAAATTGCTTCAACAATATCTCCTAACATCATGTTCATTAAGAAATTAGTTGGCATATCGACACCGGATTTAGGATCATTCTTGTCAAACCAAAGCTGACATAATGGCCTTCCGATATTAGACATACGCAAAGTAAACTTTCGTTCATCCTGATTGAATTGTTTGCGTACAGCTTCTTCTACATCACGAACGATGCGAGCGATGGTGGCATCTGACATGCCACGCTTCGCCTTGGTTACATCCTCCAGATACCGATAGACTTTAACTTCGGCTGGATGATTGACACTCATGCCTCGTCCTCAACCTCAATATCGATGAAGTCATCTACGATTTCTTTCTCCTCAGATTGAGTGCGCTTGTCGTTCCAAGCGTTTACAATGTAATCATTGTAGTTGTTGATCCACTCAATGAAGTCTGAGAATGTTGTTTGATCTGTATCTGTCAGATCAATCTGATTCTCAAAATCAACTGTCGCTGTAGGTAGGAAGAAGGAAGCTCCGGTTGGGAGACTACGTTCCTCTGTAGCAACTTCAATGTGATGTTGCACAGGCAGACGCTTCTGCTTAGCTAACATTGTGAACGGTTGTCCCATTGTCTTGAAAGCATCCTTGTTGTCAATCTCCCAGATAAAGGGGTGTACAACTGAGGCAACTTCATTGCCCTCTTCATCAACGGCATTGACTAACTCAACTTCACCAAGCAGTACACGGACACGCTTGATCTGCTTGATCAATGCTTTCATGTCGTCTGGTAACGCTTGGAAATCTTGGATGTATCCTGCGGGTTTACCACAGTTTAACCCGCCTGTGTTATCCTTCAGATCTCCATTGAGATCTTCAGCCATCAAAGTCTTGACGTAGTTCTTTGCGTCAGCATCGTAACGCTTGTACATAAAACGCTGTACGAACACACGGATACGTGCTGTCTCACCGTAGATGAAGCTACCATCTGGCATCTGAAGACGGTACATACCTGCAGGTACTACCTCCATGTTCTTCTGCTTTCCTTTGACTTCAACCTGTCCCATGACTGGTTGATTCCAGATACGTAG